CTTTAGCTCTTTTGATGTCATTTCGCTTCTTATTTTTAATTGTCCACCTGGGGCAGGCGTTGCTGAAGGATTATTTCTATTTGATTTGTCTATTTGATTTAATAATTTATTTCTATAAAACCATAGCTGAGTGGCACCAGCTATAACAGATTCTTGATTTGTATTTTCAATTAATATATCATAATCTTCTATCGGTGGAACAACAAATTCATTTTGACCACCATATAAATTTATTGTTTTTGGTATAGAATGAAAAGGAGTGTTTTCTGAAATAATTTCTCTAACTTCAGAAATTCTATCATCCGACAAATTTTCTATCTCTAAATCTATATCAAATTTTCCGCTTCTGCAATATGAACACGAATCAAGAAAATCTTTGTCTATATCGCATGGATCCAAAGAATCCCGTGTAGAATTGTGAGACACTATGCCATTGGAAATATAAGAAGATGTATCCTCTACATTTAAGGGGTCAAAAACATACTCATAAGTACTAGGCGAAATATCTTTAATTTTTTCAAAAAACCAATCATTATCAACATAATCTTCAATAAATTTTGCTTCCAAACCATTTATTTTAAATTGTTGAATTTTTTGATATAGGTCAGAAACTATATTGTCCGGAATTGTTTTTTGATAACCCTGTTTTAGCCTTGTTATTAAAGTGATTACTCTTTTTTCTTCTCTTGTTCTGTCTGCTACTCTTACTTTTGACACCCTTTTCCTAAAAGGAAAAATGTTTTTTATTATCTTATCTCCAAAAGGAATTATGGTACGGTCGGCTTCTAAAATTGACTTTTCCTCCAACTCAATAGCATCAACTAAAGATTTATTTTTAGCGGATGAATTAAATCCAATTTTATCAGCAAATAAACTTCTACTATTCTTTCCTACAATTCTAATTCTAAAATATTTTCTTCTTCTGCCCTTCCAAGAAACCTTATAGCTAGTGACAGAAGAAATAATTCCAATTATTAGTAGTAAGTTTTGAATTTCTTGTGCTAAATTCTTCCATTTTGTCGTCAACAAAGGTTGTCTTTTTTGTATACCTCCATCCGTGTCAAAAATACCCTTTAGAAAAGAGCAAATTTGTTCTTCACCGCTTTGCCATATCAAAGCGGGTAATGATCTTCTCCATCTTCCTTTTGTTTCATATTTTGGTATAATTTGATCCAAAATAGGAACCTCAACACTAGAACTACAGATTCTATGTAGATCTTCGTTACATTTAAAATTCGTGTGTTTTTGATGTTTAATCTTATCGATACAAAATATATGAAATTTTGCATTATTATTTTCTAAAATTTTAGAAATTAATTCTTTTATTTCTGGTTCTTTTTCAGAAATTAACCATCGGAAAGATCTGGCATTATTATTTTTTTGATACAAATTTCCATCTCCGTAGAGATGCCCAGCTAAATACCACAAATCTTTATCTAAACCTTTGTTTTTTGGAATAGAATTACAATTTCCCTTTTTGCATAAAACATAATCCCCCGCCAACAGTTGAGAAGACTCTTTCCAATTAAGTCCGTTTTCACTTAAAACTTTAAACTTATGATTGGGTGTTGCAGAGATGCTTCTTCCCAAATTAGTGGTAATTTTGAATGTTTCTTTTTTGCCTTGATTTTTTAGTTCTTCGAATAATTTAAATCCAAATTCTGTCATAATAAACTTATCATCTTTTATATCTTTTATTTTTTTAATTCCATTTTCAGTCACAACCAGAGTCGAGCCAACACAACAGCCATTGTACTCATCCATATTATAGACATTTTCACTGTATGGAAATTCTGTTCTTATTTTACCAAAAACTATATTTTTGATAAAAGGATGTCTCTTAGTAAGTATAGAACTAACCATCGGATCATTCTCTGATATCAGTCTAACATTCCAGTTCTTCAAAGGTATGGTCAAAACACTTTTTCCATCGATAATGGTCTTTTCTTCTCTTTCATCTACAAGCTGAAGATTTTTTATATGATCATCAACTGATTTCTCTAAGTCACTAGACGGCATATTAAAATAATATGAGAATCTAATCATGTCGCCAGGACATAAAAATGAAGGTCTTCCAACTTTGCAGTTGTTGAAATCAACATCAAACACTTGCACAAAAGATTCGCCATACTCATTTTCAAAAACTCTAATTTTAGATACATCAACATTTATTGTTTCCGTGCTATTATTTTTTGTTAAGTATATTTTAAAATGATCTGTTGTTACTGAAGCTGGCTTCTTAGCTAATTTAAAAGTATCTGTTTCTGAAATAAAGAATGACTCTTGCGTAAAAAATGGAGATGTTATTTGCCAAAAATTTTGCAAGCTTATAAGCCTCATCCCAGCTTGAGAAAAACTATCCTTCAAAGATCCAAGAGTTCCTTTTCTTTTATAAAGAGGAACTGCCTCCTTGATCTGTCTTCTCCATAATGTTGGATCCTGACTCTTTAGCTTTACGTCCAATGTGTTGCTTAGGTAAGTCATCATATACTCACCCACTGCATTCGAATCTAATAAGTCTACAATCTGATTTCCAATATCTTCTAGAGCAGTGAATCCTTGTGCTATGGAGTCATTAAACTTTTTAAGAACATCCGGAGATCTATCACTATCGGTCAGCATTATCTTATACATTTCTGGCAAGTATCTGTCTAATAGTGTTTCATATTTACCAGAGGCAGTATGATGAGCAGGAGATGTTGTGGAAACGGCATTTGAAGAACTAAGATTGAATTTAATATTATTAGAAAAAAGATCTTGTCCTATTTTTGGAACCCAGCTCCAACATACAAAATAATCTCCCTCTCTCATCCCTACTGGATTCCATGTGAATTCAAAGTGTCCAATAGAATCAGTTTTTGTTATTAAATCATTTTCATCTTCTGGAAACCATGCAGGATTTGCACTAGTTCCTATGTTTTTAACTTGTATTACACTTTTATAATAAAATGTGTCAGAATACACAGGATCAACTGGAGATATATCGCTAAACTTAAGAGAAGCCTCTGCCAAGTCTATGGAGGCAGGATAAGAAAGCATTATTGATGTTTCACTCAAAACATATGAGATAGTTGTGCCTACTTTTATCCCATCACCCTCAACAAGCATCCCAACTTTTAAATTTGTATTATATAATAGGTTGTTTACTATCCTTGACCCAGAGTTCAAATCTCCTGTTATTACCAATGAAGGATTTTTATTGATTTCAAAATTATATTCTTTTTGCTCTGTGTCTCCAAAATCTCTTTCCACAAAGTATATCTTTACGCTTTCAACTTTATACGGATCTATTAAATTATTATTTTCGTCTGTTGTTTTTAAACTAAACAGAACGTTATCTGCAACAGATGGGTTTTGATCTATTGTTAATGTTTTCATTGTTGTATTTGTTCATATTGGAAGTTTAGGGTAATAGTTCCCGGTCTAATTATTTCATTGAACTTGGGAACAATAACAGAGGCGGCAGCTTCTATATCATTTGTAAAAGAAACTTCGTAATGATCTGGTTCTTTTATGTCGGATAATTTTTTAACAACATCTACATCTCGTATGGTTTTGCCATAATCCCAATTGCTTAATAAGAACAGATCGGAAAGCCTTCTTGTAATTTTTTCTCTTATTTCATCCTCAAATTTTCTATAAAGTCTATCTATAAAAATGTCCACAGAAACATCGACCAGTATTATTGATCCATCTCGTATGCAAACAAAATCTGTTATCATTTTGTTTGCTTCTATGTATGTTTTAAGTTCACCTTTGAGTTGATCGTTTGCTTTTTCTAAAGTTTGTTCATTTTGTTTAGCTAAAATATAAAGATCTACTATATTTGCTGAACAACCATAATTTCTCAAAGATGCAACAGATTTTCCAATTTGCCCTTGATATGGACTAACAAACTGCTCGGATAATGTTTTGTAATCAAGACCTGTAACAGCTCTGTTTTGTGTTCTTAAATACTGGGGAAGTTTTCTTCTTATGTCATCTATAGTATCCCCGTTATAGCCATGTTGACCCCTTGTATAGTTATTAAAAGTAACAGGAACGCTAACTTCATAATTAGGAGGATTAATTATGGTTTGAGTACTCACACTTCCGGCAACTATGTTTCCAATTGAGCCGCCCCCTGAACGATATGTTGCAACTATTTGAGAGCCCTGTGACGGTAAAAGCCCAGCTCTGTTATTTCCAAATATAATATATGCAGTATATGTAGAATCGAATTCTACTCTATACTCTCTTCTTGGTTGAGAATCTGTGAAGTAGTCTACTCTTTCCCATCTAACCCCGTCCACAGATACTCTAATAGAATCATATATAACAGGAAAATAATTTAATTTAACAGTTTGCCCAACCTGTCCTGTCCCATCAACTGTGTCGTTTCTTGTTGCTCCTTCAAGACCAACAATGCTTGCGTTTACAAAATTTCCTGATGGTATTATTATATCTTCATCAAAAATAGGGTTGCTGTCAGCATCCGATGGAAATAACTCTATTCTTATCAAAGTATCTCCGCTAACCGCTTCCACATCAAAAGGTGTCGGTATAACAAGATCAAAATCCAATGTATTGTTGATAGTAGCCGTCCAAAGAGAAGTTGCACTTATTGGTGGTTGCGGTTGAAACCCAACGAGCTTAGATAATCTAAATGCATTTTCTAATTCTGTTACTGTGTCTATAAATATTTCATTGGCAATTTGATCCATTTTAAAACTTAGAGTATCTGCTATGAAAGCCCAATTTTCTATAAGCATAACTGCAATCGAAGATTCAACAAAATCATTAAACTCTGTGGAGTATTTTTGTCTTATAAACTCAACCAACCTAGTCTTCATCGACCAGAAGTCTTGATTTGTATAATTTAAATTAAAAATATTTGGTTTTTTAATGTTTTGCGATTGTGCATACGGCGTTATATCAAATGGACAGTTACTCATAATGTTAATATAGTTTTTACTTTTTAAGTTAATGGAATCTGCAATCTTAATTCTTGTACTTCAGATATCTGTTCTGGATCCACAAAAGTTATTTTAATATATAAAATATTATCTATATCTTCTCCAGGATCCTCTGGGTTTAAGCTGCTGTTTGGAATGCTTCTAGACACCTCTATTTGACTAACTGCTATTCTGGGCTCCCATTTAGATATAGAATCAGATATCATATTTTTTGCAGTCGCTTCTAGCACAGCGTCGTTTTGTTCAAATATCAATCTTTTTAGAGGCGTTCCATAGTCAGCAAGGAAAACACGTTCTCCCGGATTTGTTAGCAACAAAGACAGCAAATCTGATTTTATTTGAGATATTCCACTTTGTGTTTTAAAAAAACCAAGTGGATTTTTCACTATAGGATATGGTAAACCAAGAAAATTAGCCATACACTATATAAGCTTATTATTTTTTTATTTAAACACCAGAAGCCTGATTTTCTGAAGCTTCGCCAGAAGTAATAGCTTGTTTTGCTCTTAAGGTAGATTCATCTGCAGCTTTATCTGCGGGGGTTCCAGCACTAGAAGTGCAGCAAGGATCAGTTGGACACTGAACCAGAGGCTCAAGCATGAATATGCTCGCACCTTGAGCGGTACAGCTAGCGCTTGCATAAACCCTATCGCTTAATCTTAAGCATCCACCCACATAAACAACAACAGGACCTAAGCATGGAACACATCCGTCATCATTATTTTTTGGCTGACAATCTTTACCAGCAAGTAATAAAATCTTCTCATTTGCCACAAAAACATGTGATTTTTTAGTAACATTCACATAATAATCTTCTGTGGAAACAACTTTTAGTCTACTTATTATTTCTACGCAATCAGATGGATTTTTTTCTGGGTCTCCAATTATTTCAACTTTATCTTTACATGTGGAAATAACATATCTCCCCCCAGAGCGTAAAAATATATAAGAATTCTCAGAATTGGTGCTTTCTTGCATTCTTATTATATGAGGTCCGCAACTGCCTGGTTTTGTTTTTTGAGGAGCAAGCAACTGAATATATTGTTGTTGTGTTTCTTCTTGAGAAGATGAATCATTCATCATTATTTCTAGACCGTAGCCCGTTCTCATCTTAATGTAGGCTTTTTTTGCAGAAGCCTTTGGGCTAGCGCCTTCTTTGCGAGTCTCAGAACATTGTTCGTTTGCTTCATCGCACATATCTAAAGTGTGGTTAGAAGTGCTTTGTATATGTATACCTCTTCTGGATCCCGCCGTACAAGGAGCAATTGTGTGATCATTTAATTCAACTTTATTCCCAGTGGCGGTCCTTAACATTATATAATTATTTTCACTTCTGGCTGGAACTTTACCGCTAGTCTCCAGATCGCTAATTTCTATCGAATGACCAGTTGCACTTTTTAGATACATTCTTCCTGCAAAAGTGTTATTGCAGCCAAAATCAAAAGCTTTTGTTGACCTTGACCAACCCATATCACCCGATGGTTCTTCAACACTATCGTCCATTACAAAAGTATGCCCAGATATACTCATAAACTGTATTCCAGTTTGTGGCAAGTCACACTTATTGTTTTGTGGAGTGCTTGGACCCTTATAAGGTCTACACTCATTTTCATGTTTGAAATAAGGATTATCTCCAACCTGGCTATCGGGATATTTAGAGTTTGGGCTGCCTGTACTTGGGTGCCCACCAATTATTTTTTTATTACTAGTTTTACCATCGCAATCTATTTTTTCTTTTGGTACATAGCTTCTAGCACTTGTGTTTCTGGTATTGGCATCATTGACCCTACCGGCAACTGTTCCAAAAATAGCTTCTGTGTCTATGCCCTCTCCAGTAAGTGATTGATACCTACTTATTAACCCATACTGTTTAGTTGTATCATCTTCTGGACTTCCCTCATCTTGACCTTGAACGCAACTAACATCTCCCGGTTTGGCTCCACAACTTGTGTGTGCCCATTGACCACTATAATGTAAGTGATCATCTTTGAACATCATCCAATTTCCACAACTGGACATTAATTCCATTCTCTTCCATTTTCTATTACACTTAGCATCTCCATCCACCATTTTAAGCATGTGCTTTTCTGGTGTTTTAAAGCCGTAGATATTTGGGTATGTTATTCTTTTTTGAGCTTCTGGATCACTGGAGAAGTCCACAATAGAATTTAGATCAAATCCATTATAGCTTTCCGTATTCCAAGGAGGTAGAACTTGACTTTCATCGTTAGCCCCAACTAAATAACCTTTTCTTTTTCCTTCGTATACTTCTTTGTATTCACTTTTTGGTCCACCCATAGAACTATACAACCAGTTATGTTTTCCTTCAGGACCTCTGTTTCTGTGCCAAACCGTTCCTAAGTAATAAGGTGAGTTTCTATCTCCATTTTCAAACATAATAGCAACAGTGCTACCTGCCGGGGGAACCCAATTCAAGCCACAATCATCAAATCCCCCCATACTCGATATTGGATACGCCCAAGGAAATTCTTTTATTGGTCTGTATGGGCTATGAATAAAAGGACAAAAAAATCTTATTCTATTCATTTTCCATATATCAATAGTATCAATGCAAAAAGCAAGATATATTCCATTTAAAGTTTCTTCTTGCACAAGAACTTTAACACCATCGTTCAAAGTACTTTGAACCACAGCTGCTGTGTTGTATAAAAAGTTGGAAAATCTACCCTCTATAGCCCTCAGTCTAGTTTCATAATCTTTGTAAATCATTTTTTAAGTTCCTTATTTTTGTTGTGGGGCTGTCTTAATATCAAGTTTTTGTCCACCACTATCCTTGCCGCCAATTGGATCATCAATATCAAGCTGAACGTTTGGTACCGAAAGTTTAACTTTGTAGGTAGTTTTATAAGAGCCTGCACTTATTTGATGATCTACACCCTTAACTTCCCAAAATCTATTGCTGAACGTTGCATTGCAAACAGGCTCAGCCAACCACTCCGGGCACCCATATGCCGACTTCTTCCTTAGGTGAAATGGATTTATTACTATGATAGATATAACACCTCCTCCTTTTAACTGATCTGGAAAAATAATTCTTGGATCACCCGTAACAGTTAATTCCGCCTCCATGGCTGTCGCCCCTTCCAGAGGTCCCAGTGCTATTTCGTTAGCAGCATCTGCACGCTCCGATTTTGCCGCAGCTTCATCCGGTGCAAAATAATTTATAGTACCAGCAGCCGTTACACCCGAGGCAGCACCCACTTTATCATTTTTATTTTGTTTTCCTCCGCAAACTAAACCTGATTTTTTCTTCCCAGCCCCGCTTGCAGGAGACGCCGCCCCACCTGTTCCGCTCGCCCCCGTTAAATTCCAATCTACCTGAGGCGCAAATTCTACAACATTGCTATTTTTCCCGCCATTAACAATATATGTTCCAAGAGATTGTGGACAACGGTTAGTTTCGGCGCACTTATCTGGGGCTGGATTTTCCTGTAGTATGATCTTGCCAGTTCTTTCGTATAATACTATTATTCCTTTGTCATTAGAAGTTCTTAATGGGTTTATCCACCTTCTTAGTGTTGCAAGTTTGTTTTGCTGCATCGATAGCCAAACACTTTTTGGGCCAAGCTTTCCACCTTCGGAATTTTTAAAATCAAATTCTTTTGTCGAATCATCCGCCGACACAAACTCAACATCCAGCATCGGCGGTGGAAGTCTTTCTTTCATAAATTGTCTGATAGCCTGCTTTAATGGAACTTTGGCATCATCTCGCCCAATACTAGCTTCAACTCTAGCTTCAGCTACTCTGTTTAAATTATCTTGACACTCCAGAGTATATCTTATTGTTCCTTGTCCATAACTAACTTTCATTGATCTTGGTATTAAATTAATATAATTGCCTGTTTCTGTATACGCAGAAATTTTTTTGGCTGATGTGTCTGTTCCACACTCACTACTAACTATCCATCCAAAATCTAGCTCGAACTTCTCTAATTCTTCATCCAGATTTCCCAAACCCTTATTCAAAGCTTCGAAAGATTTTGAAAAAGTTCCTCCTTCTTCATCTACTATTTCTATGACGGCACCATTTCCTGAAGATGCTCCATATTGTAAAGATGTAATGCAAGCTGTATTATATGGAGGTCTTGATTTGTTTCCAACACTAACAATCATACCTTGTATCTTAAGCTTTAACTCTACGAAGGTTGCAAAAGAATAACCCTCAAGTGGTAATTCTTCGTTTAAATTACAAGCATACGCTGTTTTACAAGTGGCTAAAAAGTCAGCCATATTTACCCCTATAATAAATTAGAATCAGGTATCCTTAAATTAACCCCAGCCTTAAAATCAAAAATATCTTTTATACTATTGACCTCCATAATCTTCCACCAGAAGTCAGGTGATCCATAAACCATCTGAGAAATTAAATCTGGTCTATATTCGTATCCAGGAGATATAACCATAAATTTATCGTTCTTACTTGTAACAAAGTTTTTCTTCTTATATGTGTTAAAAGTTAAGAGTTTATTTTCTGTATAATAAACAACGGTAGAGTCTGAGTATCTGCTTCCAAAACTTACAAATTTATTAGATTTGATTTTTGTTGCTTCATAATAATTAGACATTAAAGCCCCCTCATTATCATTTCTTGACCTGGAAGATTTTCACTACTATAAACTACTTCCCATTGCATATCTACGCTGAATTTATAAGGAATTTTAGTATATTCATCCCAAGCAACATCGGTCGGATACTTTACAGAATATGATCTTAAAATCACACATATATCACCACTTTCTTTCAACAAGCTTCCACAACGAATAGAGCAAACAGGCGGAGGAGCATAAGGGGCAGCGGAACCACCACTTCTTGGATAAACAGCACTTTGTATTAATCTTAAGTAAAATAAATTAGTCTCAGCTGTTTGTGAGCGAATTTCTCTATCCGGTCTACGAGCAGAAAGGCTGGCGCTATCAGAAGAATTTTCTTGTGTTATCATAAAATAAGCAATCCAGCTTATCGTCCTGATGCCAGAGTTTGAAAATGTTTTTATTGGTGTGCTTCTACCTATTACCGGAGTGTCCGAATACTCAGCACTTTTACCGTCAGATATATCCGGTAGTATGTACATAGGTATCTTATAACCAAATATATTTATATGACAATCTGATATAGGAATTAAACTTCCGCCCGAATTGGTAGATTTCATATATAATTTTTCCTATACTAAAATAGTTAACTATGTTGCACTTTGAGAAGCATTTTTTATTTGTTTACTTGCAGACTGAGAGTATCGTCCCGTGGACAGAGGATTATATCTAGTCGGTTTTTTTGGAATCTCGTTCATACGAGCTAATTCTGCAGCATATGAAGTGCTACCTGTAGATTGCGACATCTCTAACATTGATTGTAGTATCCCAATCATTTGATCTAGTTTTTCTACTTGTACGTCTGAAGATTCGGCTATTGCTCCTAATTCTGGTCCTCCAACACTTGCCATTTCTGGTTCTGATGTTGCTAAATCTCTTTGAACTCTTTCGTCTATAGTAGTACTGGCAATTGGCGAAGCTACTGTTTGAGAAACAGAAGTTGGGCTTACTCCTGTCAAACGTGCTGCAGCCCCAGTCAAATCAAATCCTGTTAGACTTTGTGCTGCACCTCCAACTCCAAATGGATCTATTACTCTCTTCATAGCATCGAAGGCGGTGCCGTTTTTCAACGCTGCAAGTTCAGCATCGAAGGAAGAACTTTTTGTTGCATCCGAAACAGCCTTCTGGCTGAAACCTAATTCTTTTCTCCCCAGCATTTCTTGTGTTTTGGCTGCACCAAAAACACGACTAAAAGACTCTTCGTCGATCTCAATTTTTGCTGGTTGTGCGGCAGCAGTCGCCTCAGCAGGAGACTTGGTTTTACCCCCACTAGTACCGGAGATACTATCGAACAGCCATCCCAAGCCAACGCTTGACATTCCAGAATACAAAGCATTGCTTAAAGTTTCTGGTATGGAGCTAAATATTCCTCCCAAGTAGTCATATAGCCACCTGAATGGAGCCATTATAAAATCAACAATATCAGATATCACTTTTCTCACTCTATTTATTCCTTCTGATATTGCACTCATGACACCACTTATGATTTCTCCGACATAGCTTATCGCCCCAACAAAACCATTGAGTAAAGTTCCAACAACACTCCACAACGGTCTAATTAAAGAGGAAATTGCAGATGTCAGTAAATTAACAAACCATATCACGGGCTGTAAGACCAGAGCCAATCCCCTAAACATTAATTGAGTTGGAATCAGAGCTGCTCTTATTACAAAACCAATAGCTGAAGATAATCCATAAATAATACTTCTCAGAAAACCCATAGATTCACCTGCGCTTTCACTACTACTAAACAGCGACCCTATGGCGTCAAAAAGAAAATATACAGGCTCTAATAGCAAATTGACTGCATTAAATAATTCACTAAAAGCAGAGTAAAGTACACCCAACGCTTCATTTATTGGAGCAAGTATATCTAAGAAAGGCTGAAATATTGGTCCAACCCAATCATTGCTCGCTAAAGAAGTTAACCCACTCCACACAGCATCAAATATCATTTTGGGAATACCCATTAAAAATATTGGAAGTTGAATATACAAAATTTTAAAAGCATTCCAAAAAATACTTAAAAGATACTGTGGAATCTGAATAAACAACAAGTTGAAAGCAACGGTAAAAACACTTAATAATAATCTTGGAATATGTAAAAATGTAGCAGATATCATTGTCCATAACCCACTACCTATTTTACCGAAATCAAGAGTGGCTATACCTTCAAGAACTTTAAACGCACCCATAAACCAATCAAAAACACTTTTGAAAACAGTTCCAAAAATAGTAGCAATACCGCCGAGCAAATGACCAACTAGTGTTATAGCTGGATTCAAAAAGGTTGTTACTATTCTAAAGAGAAATCCTATTGTTTGACCAATGCCCCTAGATACACCTCTAATCACTTTGCCTATACTTGCAAATATATTACTAAACATTGTGAATACAGTGCCTGTCTCACTCAGCGTAGTGCTAAACCCAAACAATGGTCCTAAAGCTGTTGATATTGCGCTACCAATGGTGTTAAAAACTTCGCCTATTGGCTCAAGAATATAGTAAAACATTTCAAACGGAGCGATTATTATGTCTACTATACTTCTTCCTATTCCATAAATAGCTCCGCCTATTGCGTCGAAAACCATCATGACAGCAGACATTATTGGGAAAATTTTATTAAATTGAGCAAGAGTTTTTGTTATCGTTCCTTCTGCTCCAATGAAAGAATCAAAAAGACCAAAAGTAAGTGTGTTCAGCCAACCAGTTAAAAAACCCGCTCCCTTCGCAGCATAATATTCTGCGGTTGTTACATCTTCCATATTCTTATCAAAAAGAGCGCCAGCTTTTTCTCCACTCTTAGCCGCTTGAGAAAACATGCCCCAAACCCCAGCAATTAAGGCTGCCCATTGAAGAAAACCTCCCACCACTAGTAATAGTGGTGCAGCCGCCGTCCACGCCGCCGCCGCCACTCCTGCCAATCCACCAGCACTAGCTACCAAAGCTGGTATTGACGCAATGCTTGCTGTTATTTGCCCCCACAACGCCGGTATTGTTCTCGCCGCATTAGCAGCCGTGATTCCAAATTGAGTAGACAATATAGCTAGAGAAGCACCAAGTTGTGCATACTCTAAAACAGAGTCAAACACAAAACCAGC